CAGAAGTGCAAACAAAATAAAATTCCAAAAGAAGTTAGTGAAATTCTATGGAAGATTCTTGAGGATTCCGCCAACTACTCATTTAATAAATCACATTCTATAGCCTATGCTGGACTAGCAGCAATTACAATTTATCTTAAATTTAATTATCCTCAACAATTCTTTTTATCATTATTAAAGATGAGTAGGAATGAGCCAGATCCAATTGGAGAGATATCCAAGATTCAAAAAGAAATGCATAATTTTGGAATCAAACTTCTTCCTCCACACATTATAAAATCAGAAATGGATTTCTCAATCGAAGATAAGGATATCAGGTTTGGTTTATTATCAATCAAAGGAATTAGCGACAAGTCAATAGAAAAACTAAATAGTTTTAGAAATAAATACTCTAATAAATTTGAAATATTTGAAGCCGCGGAAGAAGCTGGATTAAATATTGGAGCCTTGTCTGCACTAATTCAAGCTGGCGCACTTAGCGGGTTTAATCAATCAAGAAGTAAAATAGTGTTAGAAGTTCAATTATGGAACATGCTTACCTCTAAGGAAAAAAAGTATGTGATATCATTTGCTAATAAATTTGATTATGATCTAATTAAAATCATTAAACATCTTAATAAATTCACTGATGAGAAAAATAAAGTTGTAATTAAAGATAATAGATTAGACACTATCAAAGAAAAGTACGCCCCATACTTAAGCATATATGAGCAAAATAATAAAAGTGAAAGCTTTGCTAATTGGTATTACGAAAAGAAACTTTTGGGATATACTTATAATAAAAATCTAAAAGATATCTTTTCTGAGAAAAGAGAAAACCTTAAATATATATCTGATATATTAGATGAACCAGTAAATTCTAAAGTAGCTTTAGTAGGACAGATAGAAGAAGTATTTTCTGGCATATCTAAAAATGCAAAAAAGACAAGATACGTTAGATTAAAGATATCAGACGAAACAAGCACAATTAGCGTATTAATATTCAATGATAATATTGAGACAAACAAACTACTAAACGATAGAAATTTTGAAGAAGGAAACATTGTGATAGTTAAAGGGTCTAAAAGGGATGATTGTATATTTGGCGATTTAATAGCTATTCAAGATCATGAAATTTATATGAAGTTAAATGATTTAAAAAAGATTGATAAAAATAATTGACATTTGATTATAGTTGATATAATATAAGCTATATGATTTCATTTTATAAACCAAATAGTAAAAATACTGGGACTGCTTGCAGTTTCACAGTTAATACAAAAGATGCTTCAGTATGGGGTTCTTTAATTAAACAATCTTCTTGGAATGAGACTAAAAAAATAGGCTCATTTTCGGAAAACCAAAATAATCCAAACAAAAGCGTTAAAGTAAAATTTTCATTAACGGAAGCTGCTGGTATTTTGGATGCTATCGAAAGGAATATAGAATTTTCTGCTTATCACACTTCTGAGAAGCAAACCACAAGAATTAAATTTTGTCCATATATTAGAGATGATAAACAAGTAGGATACTCATATTCAGTAAATAAAGAAGACAAGCAAAATAGCGAAAATAAACAATCTTATTTAATTGGATTTTATTTTAACGAAGCTTCTCTTGTTAAGGAATTTTTAAAATTTGCCTTGCATTCCACTTTTCATCAACAAGAAGTAGAAAATATTAAAAGATTAAAAAATAGAAAGAATGAATCGAACGATTCAACTTCTGGAGTAGCAGAAGCAGAAGAAGGCGATCTTTGGTGAGTAAAAAGAAAAAAGTTTTAATACAAACAGATTTTTCTTTAGCTAAAACAGGCTTTGGAAGAAACGCTAAAACCCTTCTAAAGTATTTATACAATTCCAATAAATATGATTTAGTCCACTATTGCTGTGGAATGCCTTGGAGCCATCCAGAATTAAAAAGAACACCATGGAAATCAATTGGATCATTACCAGACACACAACAGGAATTAGAACTTTTAAATAGAGATCCAAATTTAGCTAGAATGGCAAGTTATGGTGCCCATTATTTAGATAGAATAATTGATCAAGAAAAACCAGATATATATATTGCTATTCAAGATATTTGGGGGGTTGATTTTGCCATAGATAAACCTTGGTTCAATAAAATAAATTCTGTTATTTGGACTACCTTAGACTCATTACCAATATTAGAATCAGCAATTTCGTGTGCGCCAAAAGTAAAAAACTATTGGATTTGGAGCAACTTTGCTACTAAAGCATTAAATAATATGGGACATAAACATATTAAAACTGTGCATGGGTGCCTAGAATCAAAAGATTTTTATAGGTTATCTGATTTTGATAGAAAAAAAATAAGAAATAAATATAATTTACCACAAGACGCATTTGTGATAGGCTTCGTTTTTAGAAATCAATTAAGGAAAAGCGTTCCTAATCTTTTAGAAGGATACGCTTTATGGAAGAAAGAAAATTCAGATATCAAAAATACATTTTTGCTGCTTCATACTCATTGGGGTGAAGGATGGAATATTCATAAATTATGCCAAGAGCTTAATGTAAATCCAGCAGAAGTATTAACTACCTATATATGTAAAAATTGCGGAGAATATGAAATTAAAAATTTTACTGGGCAAGATCTAAATTGTAAGTATTGCGGAGCAGAAAAAAATCAAACGACCACAAATGTTAGCATTGGAGTCACAGAGCAACAATTGAATGAAGTTTATAATTTAATGGATGTATATTGTCATCCATTTACTAGCGGAGGACAAGAAATACCAATTCAAGAAGCTAAACTTACAGAATTAATTACTCTAGTTACTAATTATTCTTGCGGAGAAGAAATGTGCGAAAAAGATGCTGGCTCTATACCATTGGAATGGTCAGAGTATAGAGAGCACGGTACAGAATTTAGAAAAGCTTCTACTTACCCAGCCTCGATAGCTAAGAACTTAAATAAAGTATATAAAATGCCTAAAGCTGAAAAAATAGAAATAGGTAAAAAAGCAAGGGAATGGACAATCAAAAATTATTCAGTAGAATCTGTTGGTTCAATTATAGAAGATTTTATAGATAAATGTGAAGATACAAATTTTAATTTTTTAAATTCGCAAATTGAAAGAAACCCAAACGCAGTGGTACCAGAAATAAAAGACAATAAAGATTGGATTTTATATTTATATCATAATATTCTTTGCCTTAAAAATATTAATGAAAATGATCCTGGATTTATCTATTGGATGGATCAAATATCAAAAGGCGCTACCAGAAACGATGTAGAGCTATATTTTAGAAAAGTTTCAACTGAGGATTTAAATAAGAATAAACAAATCGCTTTTGAAGAAATTTTAGGTAAAGACGATGAAGGCAAAAGGCTATTATTAGTAATGCCAGAAAGTGCTGGAGATGTGTTCATGGCTACGAGCCTATTACCTTCAATTAAAAAAATGTATCCAGAATACAATATATATTTCGCTACAAAACAAGAATATTTCTCTATTTTAAATGGTAATGAATATATTTATAAAGCCATTCCTTATATTCAACAAATGGATAATTTAATGTGGCTAGAAGGCGCTGGAGATCATAAAGGGTTTTTTGAAATTGCATTTTTACCACACATAGGGACTCAAAGAGTTTTGAATTATCTTCATAATGGTAAAGATAAAATAGAATTTAATATCAAAAATTTTAATATATAATATGCATATCCTAGAACAATATTCTTTAAATTGTGGAGTATCTATTTCTAAGCCATATATAAATGAAGAATTCTTTCCGCTTCCATTTGAAAAATATATAACATTACATCCAAAGGGAAAATTTGCATCTAGAGAGTATGATTATTGGGAAGAAGTAACTACTAATTTATTTCCTATTTTAGAAAAGCATAATATTAAAATAGTCCAAGTAGGAGGTAAAGAAGACCAAAACATACCTTTTTGTTATCCAACAAATGGACAAACTAGTTTAAATAACCTAGCATATTTAGTTAAAAATTCTTTACTTCACTTAGGTATAGATAGTCTTCCAATACATTTCGCTTCTGCATTTGGTAAAAAAATAGTTGGACTCTATTGTAATATGTATCCAAATCAATCTGCCCCATATTGGTCCTCTTCCGAGGATTGCGATTTATTATTCGCAGATCTAAAAGGTAAAAAACCATCTTACTCACCTTTCGAAAATCCAAAAACAATTAATACTATAAAACCAGAGGCTATCGCTAATAGTGTTCTTAAAAAATTGAACATTAATGAAGCTATTAAAAATAAAACAATTTACTTCGGAGACGCTAGCCATATAAGGTCTGTAGAGATTATTCCAGATCATGTTCCTAATTTATCATCATTTAATATAGATATAGCAAACGTACGAATGGATTATTATTTTAACGAAGAGTTTTTATTTAATATATTGAGCGTATATAAAACTAATATCTTAACAGATAAAGCCATAAATATAAATGAATTAATTAAATTTAAAAATAACATTTTACATGTTTATTTCATTATTAATGATGAATCAAATTTTAATATTAAGTTTATAGAAAATTTAAAAAATAATGGAATAAAATTCTCAATATTGTCTTTTCTTCCAGAAGATAAAATTGAAAAAATTAAAATACATACTATGGATCTTTGTAATATCATAGTCAAAGACCATCAACCTAATAAAGAAATCATTAAATCATTTGAAAATGATAATTTAAAATTTAAATCAAGTAAACTTCTTATAAGCAAAGGAAAGATGTATCCATCTTTTCAAAATTATAAATCAAATGTGAGCTATAATCAATTTTTAACTGAATATTTTGATTTTAAAGAAGAGGGCGATCTTTACAAAGATTTACAAAATTTTTATATTTTTAGTATTGACTAGATCTTTAAAAGGTAGTATCATATTAAAATGAGTCCAAGAATTAAAGAAGAAGAAAATACGATCTCAATTGGGAGTTCAGAACTATTTGAATCAGTTATTGTTTCCCAGCAAAAGCAAGAAATTGCTCAAGTAGTTCCACCTAATCCAATAACAAGAAACAAATATGGTCTTATTGAGGACAAGAGCCTTAATTATATATTTAATGACGATAGTACAATTAATTGGCGTAAAATGGTTAAAATAGAACATCTTGTTCCAAACAGACAAAAGACGCAAGAGACAGACGTTTCCAAACTCAAAGATAAAGATTTACTTATCCTCCTTGGCGGGATTAAAGAGTTAGCTCAAATTCGTGGATATACGAGCGTTGAATATAAAGTGGTCGCAGCATCTGAAAGTTATTTTGCAACAAGCTGCAAGATTACTTGGTTGCCGAATTATGAAACTGGGGGCAAAGAAATAGTTTTTGAATCTCTTGCCGACGCTACAATAAATAATACGAAAAGTTTCGCAAGATTTTTTTTGGCTGCAATTGCTGAAAATCGGGCTTTTGTTAGGTGCGTAAGAAATTTCTTGAAGATTAATATTGTAAGTCAAGAAGAACTTGGGGACGCTAAATTAATAGATGATTCCAATTCTCAAAACGAAAATCCAACTTCTCCTCATACCCTATTAGAAAAAGTAATGAAAGACAAAGGCGTTGACTTTGACCAATTAAAGAAGAAGTTAATTAAAGAGAAATTTGATAACGCAGAAAATTTAAATTCAATATCAGACATTCCTAAAGCTAAAATCTTCGAGCTTATAGAAAGAATTAAAAAAGCTTAACTCAAAATATAAGCAGAAAAGGCAATTGAAGCCCTTCCGTTGTCGGAGACGCTTAAATTTAAACTTTCATTATTTTTAATAACATTATTGAAATTAAAAGAAAGTGCATTGCTTAAAGTAGAATAATTCTTAAAATTTATTTGTATTGATCTTATTTCATTATTTGTTAAGAATGACCGCATATCAGACATAATATAATTATCAATATCTAAATCAAAAGCAAAATCTATTTTTATAGGGTAATTTATTAACACTTCGCTTGGATAATATTCACCAATATTATACTGGGGAATTCTATCTGAAGAAATTGTCATATCGAAAGAAAGCAATCTATTTGTTAAAACTTCATTAAAGGTTATTTCAGTATAGCATAGGTCATATGGAATTATATTATAATTTATTGAATTATTCGTTATTATGCCAGTTTGTTCAGCAAATTGACCATAGACATCAATATCTGCGCGACAAACGACAGGATTATCAATAGCAGTTTTAATATTATATCTAGTCAAATAACCGCTATTGAAATTTAAATATTTATTCGCATAGGCAAAAGTCCCACTTATTACATTTTGGCCAGTAAAAGAAAGTATTGGATCAACATTAGAAGGTATATATTCTATATTAATAGAAGCCTTATTTTGATTATTTACTAGAAAATTAAAGCCTGTGTCTTCTATGGCTATAGAAGGCGCAATATTTGTGTCATAAGATACCCCTAAAGACTGAACACCAGAAACAAATTGTCCATTTATATAGATATTTTGATTTTGTTTAGAAGAAAAGATAGGCATTTAATATAATTACACCATTAAAACAAGTGTAATTCTTTAAAAGGTATAAGGTTTATGGCAAGTATATACGATACAGTTTCTGGCTGGTCTAATAGCGTTAACTATATTAAATACAATATAGTTTCTGGGTCTGATCTTAAATACTACTATGCAGTAAATAATAATAGCGCATCTAACCCCACGAATATATCATTCCTTCAAAATAAATGGGACGGATACAGAAGTATCAATAGCACTCTGGTTCCAAACTTCTTTTGGAAACCGTCTTACACAAGTAATGCTAATTTCGAACCAAATGTTATAAAAATTCAATTTGGAAATGGATACCAACAAAGAATTAATAATGGAATTAATTCTGATTTAATGAAGTTTGATGCTAGTTTTGATAATAGATTAGAAACTGAGGCAGTATCCATGCTTCACTTTTTAGATCAAAGAGGTGGACAGCAATCATTTATATATAATGTCCCTACAATTTATAGTAAAATTAATTTCAATACTAGATTTGTCGCGCCAAATTGGAATGTATCATATAATTCATATAATAATTACAGTATTAAAGTAAAAATAGAAGAGGTGGCAGTCTAAAATGCCCACAAGCTCCGACATCTATAATCAAATAGTAAGTGGGACAAGGTCATTAAATACTGAAATATCTAGTATACAGCCGAGTACTCCAATTAATTTATATGAATTAGATTTGAAAGAAATTTATCCTCAAATTAGTAATTTTAACCAAAGTGGGCAACCTCTGTCTAGTGGAGTTTTAAGAATTTATAATGATTATAATTTATTTAATCTTACAGACAATAATTACAGATATGGCACAGTTTCTTGGCAAGGAAATCTTTATTACCCTTTTCCAATAATGGCAGAAGGTTTTAATTTAAATTCAGCGGGTACATTAGCAACCCCAATGATAACCGTGGCAAACACCTCACCAGACACATCTAATAATTCATTTTATAAATATATTAGAATGCAAGTTCAATCGTTAGGTGATATTGTTGGCTCTAAATTCACAAGAATAAAAAGTTTTTTAAAATATTTGGACGGGTCAAATTTTTCTGGAGGATATAATCCATATACAAATGATCCAAGTATTTCTGAAATAGAACTACCTAGAGATATTTATTATGTAGAAAGAAAAGTAACAGAAAATAAATATAAAATAGAGTATTCTTTAGCTTCAATTTTAGATGTTGAAAATTTAACTTTACCATCAAGAACAGTATTAGCTAATAAATGTCCATTTCAATACAGAGGAGAAGGATGTTTATATGAATACGATTCAAGAAAAACTTATATACATAGTGGAGTATATGGTCAAGTTACTAATCCAGAAGTTAGTATAACCCTTCCATTAGAAGCTCCTCCAGTTGCTACAGATAATGATGAGTTATTTTTAAATACAATTTTGAGTGGAACAACAGATTCTGAAAGATTTAGTGGAATAAATTATAAATTAGTTGGCGCAGGTAATTATGGAAATACAAATCAATGGACTTTCACTAATTATACATTAAATGCTGGTACAGCAGTTCAATGTGCAACTGCACTTAATGATGGTAGCGCAGCTTCAGTAGCAATAACCCAACTCGCAGCGCAAAGTATTGTTCAATTGGCTTTAAGTGGGCAAGCAGAAGTAACAAAAATTAGACTAACAGCAAATAATACTATCACAAATAATTATCAAATTCAATTTTCTCCAGCAGGCGGATCTTGGATGACGGTAAGAGACGTAAGCGGATTTGATTTGACATGGAGTTTAAATGGAGAAGCGGCTGGAACATATTATATGACATTTCCCTCAAGAGGAATGCATACTGGATGGAGATTAATATCTACAAATACAACAGCTGGAACACAAATTTCGGAATTAAATTTTAGTGGACAATATAGAGTTGGAGATCAAGGATTATGGAACACTGGACTTGCTTACCAAAGAGGAGATTTCACTTTTTTGGAAAAAAATGGAATTAAGTATTATTACGTTTCTTTAACTGGACATACAGGAACAGTTTTTAATTCCCCACCAAATAGAAATTTCTGGGGATCAGACTCTTGCAGTAAAACAGCTTATGCTTGTAGATTAAGATGGTTGAAAAATCCATATTTTAGACCAGTTTTTTGGCCAATGACAAGAGGTGGTTGGAATTATGACGGTCTTATTGGTAGGTATTTAATAAGCGGATCAACTTTTGCTTACCCACTAGGTCAAGTATCTTCTTTATATGATTTTACTTTTACAACAGGTTTAATAACTAGCGGGTCATCTCCTAGAAATGCATTTGCGTACAGTTTATTTACAAAAACTGCAGTAGGTGGCGCATGGGATGCTCAAGCATTTACTCGAGGTGGATTATCATCAGCAAATCTTGGTTACGCAGAAGCTGTTCCTCAACATGCAACTAACAGATTTATGTTTGGGATCAATAAAGATCCAACCCTTAATCCAAATTTTACGAGTATTGATTTTGCTTGGTATTGCAATCTTGGAACTCTTGAAATTTATAGAAGTGGATCGCAAGCTGTGGCAAACGCTGGAACTTATAATACAAACACGGTATTAAAAGTCGAAGTAGGAGCAAACGGTTCAATAAATTTTTATAAAGATCAAGCACTTTATACTAGTTACACAGGACCTACAGCAGTAGCTTATGCTTTTGATTCTTCATTTTTTGATCAAAATGCATCAGCACTTTTCTTTTTTGGAATTCCAGGGTATACAGGTTACGGTGGGAACTTAAGAAATGCAATAATTCCAACTTGGTATAATTTAAATTCGGGATTATTTCCAAGAAGATGCGATTGCCATGATCCAACTTCTTATTATGCTCACGGGCTACCAAAGGATTATACTGGAGAATATTTAAATGGATTCTTACCATTTGGAGGGTTTCCTGGAGTAGATAAAACAAAATAATGAATACAAGAATTAAAAATTTTATTAAAAATCACGCGAAAGATTCATTTCCTAATGAATGCTGTGGATTTATAGTGGAAAAAAATGGTAAAATTGATTGTATAAAATGTGATAATGTAGCAACAGATAAACAACAAGATTTTCAAATTAAAATTGATGATTATTTAAATATAAAAGATCAATACAATATTCTATATGTTTATCATAGTCATACTAATGACAATGAAAATTTTAGTAACACAGATAGATTGTATTCAGATGAAATGGCTTTAAATTATTTAATGTACCATTTAAAAACTGATCAATTTAAAATACATGAATCTGATAATTTTGCCTACAAATATGTAGGTAGATATTTTGAATACAGAAAATATGATTGTTTTACTCTTATAAAAGATTTTTTTAAAAATGAGTTAAAAATAGATTTAAATTATGATCAAAATATCATTCAAAATCAAATTTTACAAAATATAAATATATTAGATCAAGTTTATAAATTTTACTCAAAAAATAATTTAATTAAAATTGAAGATCAGAATAATTTAATAAAAAATGATCTATTAGTTATAAATGGATTTAAATATGGAAGTCATTTCGCTATATATTTAGGAGAAAACAGGATACTTCATCATCCAATGAACAGTTTCTCTAAAGTAGATAATTACTGTAATTTTTATAAAAGAAATACGGTTGCAGTTCTTAGAAGGGGTTAAAATGGTAAAAGTTAATTTACATGGTAGATTAGGTAAAGAAATAGGCGAAAAATGGGATCTTGAAGTTTCAAGTGTTAGTGAAGCTTTAAGAGCTATTGAAGCTAATAGTGGAAAATTTAGAAAATGGATTCTAAGCAAAACTCAAGATCACTTAGAATACGCAATTTTAATAAATAAAAAACCATTAGACTTTGCAAATCAACCAAACCTCGAAAATATAAAAAATACAGAAATTTATGCTATTTTTGGAAATAAATTAAAATCTATAGATATAATACCAGTTGTCGCAGGTTCTGGTGGAGGCTTCACTAGAATTATTACTATTTTTGTTGGAGCTGCGCTTATAGCTGCATCTTTTTTTGCTGGACCAATGGCGCCATTTCTTGCTTTAGCTGGACTTTCTCTGATTGCAGCTGGAGTAACTAGTTTATTAGCTAAACCACCACCCTTGCTTCCATTCAATGCTCAACAAGCCACTTCTCAAAATCAAGGAGCAATTGGTCAAGGAGGAGGGCCTCAATCGTATCTTTTCAACGGTCCAGTTAATACAGTCGGAGAAGGTGGTCCAGTTCCAGTAGGATATGGAACATTAATGGTTGGTAGCGTTGCGATAAATGTTTATTATCAAAATATTTATGTAGCAAATTTAAGACAAACGGACACTGATCCAGCAAGCAACACTTTTACGCAAGATTTACCATTTGGTAAACAATTTTATTTCAATGAAGATATGATGTTAATAAGTCAATCTTCTAGTTATTTAAATCCTGTATAATATGGCTACCTCTAATCTTTTAGCAGACGGATTTGAAGGAATAGATTACATTTCTAATCTTGGTGATGCATGGGGTAATCCAGATTTTCCAGATAGTTTAGCTGCTCAACATTTAGGAGGTTCACATACTTTATTATTTAGTGGAAGAGATTTTTACGGTATTAATGTATATGATATAGCTTCATTTTCTTTTAGTGGATTTAAAGGCCCAAGAAATCCTCTTATAGATCAAACTGGTTTTTATTGGAATCCAGGAAGTGGATTTGGTGCGGGTCTTAATTCATATATAGCTGGAAGCGACGGACTCTGGCCATATAAATGGTTTTATACTGGTAAAGGGACTAGATTTCATTGGGATACTAGAGAAACAGTAAATGGTGGTCCAATGGGGAATAGAAATAATTTTACATGGCAACCATTTAATACAGGAACCCCTAATTTAAGATCCATTTTTGGTTTACAAAATTCAGTACCGATTGCGGAAGAATATAAATTTGTTAGTAGTAACCCAGAAAATAATTCATTTTATACAAATCAACAAGTTAATATTATTGATTTAATATCCGAGGGACCAATTGAAGGACTTGTTAGTGGAACATATTTTTATAGTGTGTCTGGAAAAAATCCAAATGATATAGGCTATACTAGCGCTCAATTTGTCCCATATACCACATCAAACGCTTCTCAATTTGCTTCCTTGGATCCAACGAGAATTGTCCCTCCAGAAGCAAGATCAATATTCTGGAATGATACGCCAGTTGCTACTCAACAAGGTTTTTTTAATTTTAGATATATAAATTATAAATATGATTATGGAAATAATCCTAATACTCATACAATTTCAAATCCAATAATTAACTTATATGAAGATAGATATCATTATGATGGTTATCAAGTTGATCAATATAAATATCCAGTAAGATCATCTACAACGGCTTCAATTGGAGAAAGATTATATGGTCCATCTTTTTTCAGTGGAGTAGTATCTGGCGTTGCTCCTGTTAAGAAATATTACGTATACAATACGGACGTTGAAGGAATAAAAATAAATATTAGAGTCGATTCTTTATATTCAACGATTGCATCTGGAACTAATGCTGGAGTTAATTTAAAAGCACCAACTGAAATTTTAGTAAGACTATGGAGAGTATTTTCAGATAGATCTGAAACGGTGGCGGGAATGAACAGAGTACAGGGTGATCCATTAAAATTTTCTGCCGATAGATTTAAAATTTTAGGTAAAATTGTAAATAATCCAAGTTTAATTCATTATACATTTTGGATAAGACCTTACGCTGAACAAGGATTTTTTTATGAAGTTGCAAAAGATCAAATAGGCTGGGCAGTTGAAGTCAATAAACTTTCTGCAGAATTTAATCAATCTTTAAGAAAAAATACAACTTATGTAGATAGCATTACTGAAATTTGTTCAAATAGATTCACGTACCCAGGCGCCGCTCTTATATATAATAATTTTGATGCAAAATATTTTGGTAATATACCAACAAGAAAATATAAAACTAGACTTTTAAAAGTTAAAATTCCAATTAATTATGATCCTATTACAAAAAATTATAGTGGAGCTTGGAATGGTCAATTTAAACTAGCTTGGACAGATAATCCAGCTTGGTGTTTCTATGATTTAATTACAAATAATAGATTTGGATTGGGTAAATATATAGATTCTAGATTAGTTGATAAATGGTCACTTTTTGAAGTTTCACAATATTGTGATCAATTAGTTCCAGATGGTTTTGGTGGACTTGAACCAAGATTTACATGTAACGTTATGATTCAAGCTAAAGAAGAAGCTTATAAAGTCATAAATGATATGGCTTCTATTTTTAACGGATTAGTTTATTATTCAGCTGGACAAATTTTTACAAATCAAGATAGACCAAAAGATCCAATTTATATTTTTAATAATAGCAATGTAGTAAATGGAGAGTTTAATTATTCTAATAGCGCAAAAAGGGCAAGAAGATCAGTTGCTTTAATTAGATTTAATGATGAAAATAATAACTACGATCCAGCAGTAGAATACGTAGAAGATAAAACTAGTTTATTGAAATATGGTATAAGAGAAGTGGAAGTAACCGCTTTTGGAGCCACAAAAAGAAGTCAAGCCAGAAGACTTGGCAAATGGTTTTTAACTAGTGAAAATTTAGAAACAGAAACTATTAATTTCACAGCTGGATTAGAAGGATCATTTTTAAAACCTGGAGATATTATTAATGTATACGACCAAAATAGAAGAAATAATGTCTTTGCTGGTAGAACCTTAAGTTTAAATAGTGGTTCATGTATATTAGATATTGCATATAATTCTTCAAATTTATTTGCATTCACTGGCGCAGTTAATCCTATTTCATTGAGTATATTAACTCCAACAGATAATCTAAACTTGGGAACATATCTTGGAGATTTATATGCTACTGGATTCAATATCACTTCAAGTGGTATATCAGGATTAAATTCTTCATTTTTTAGAAAATCTCAAATTCAAAATGTAATAATATATAATCCAAAAAATTATATATCTGAGGGAACAGGTAATTTCACTGGATACATATCATTTTCATTTCCAACGGGATTGAATAGTAGTGGATACTCATTACCTCAAAATACAGTTTGGACAATTGATTTTGATGCAGCTTTGTATAGTGGTTCTAATTTTGGTTTAGATAATAGATCTCCAATTAATAATCCACAAAATTTATTATATCCAGGATGGTACTTAGAGGGATATTTAAATGATGTAGCCGCTTATAGAGTAGTAAATATAGAAGAAAAAGAAAATCAAAATTTTACAATATCCGCATTAGAATATGTTCCTCAAAAATATACTGATATTATCACGGGGGAATCATTAATTTCTGTTCCAGTCAAAAATCCTGCTCCAACTATACCCACATTAAACGTTGGTATTATTTACAGGGATATTAGTGGTAATTTTAGTGCGAATGGAAATAATCCACCCTATTCAAGTAATCAAAATGGTATAAATTCAATTTATTATCAAATAACACCACCTTCTAATTCTGGAGTTGTAACGCAATATAATATATATAGAAATTTTGAGCAAACCTTTAACATAAATACTCTTTCTAATCAATTTTTGTTCGATATTCAATCAAATAATTTAAGAAATCAGAATTTTATATTACCAATCGGATCAACTAGTGGAAATATACCAGTGTTCTTTACTCCAACTGGAACAGGTACTTGGTACATAGGAGCTTTAGCATTAAATGCTTACGGAGAAAGATCTCCACTAGCAACTGGCGCTGTTTATCTAGCTAATCAAGCAGCAATGGCAGTCATAGAAGCTTCTGGTATTAACGTCGTTGGGGGAACTTCATAATTATGAAATTAAACTTAAAAGATATAAATATTAATTGGAACGTGTATCCTAATATACCTTCTTTTTTAGAGAATAATTTTGATTTTATATCAAATATAACTTTTAATGTAAAAATACTTGATGAAAATTTTATTTTAATAAATGAAAAAAACGATATTCCTTCTGCAAAAATAGACAAATCTGAATCATATAATTTATTTTATAATGTAAAAAATATGATGTTTGCGCATGCCGAACCTATACCCATGGAATTATTATTTTCAAACCCCAGAAAGACACTAGAATCAAATTATTTTAATCAAAACATAAAACAGATTATTGTACAAAATTTTATTTATTTATTTGAAGAAAATGTTAATAATTATTATTTAAAATATCAAAAAAATGGATTCTTTAAAAAATTAAATTTTTTCATTGATTATAAAGATTCTGACGCAAAACAAAATATAGACGTAGAATACAAAACTATCAATATCCAAGAGACCCCAATGCAAAATATATTTACTAAAATATTCAAATCAGAAGACGACATTACCTTAAAATTTAAAATAAATTTTGAAGAATTTAAAAAAACAGATATTACATCGTTATTTATTATACCTTATGTTCATGAAGGGGAATCTAAAACTCAATTAAGAGAAATATATATATCTGATATTCAAAATAAATGGCTTAATAATTCTGATAATACTAAATTATTAACTATACCTTTCGAAGACAACTCTTCAATTGTTCAAGATATACTATCTTTAGAAATAATACCATTAAATAATGTTCAAACAGAAATAATTGAATTTTTCAAAACTAGACTATCAAGATCAGATTTATTAGATTTAATTAAAGAATTCTTTATAGACCAATTATATAAAACCAATTTAATTTATAGTGAAAATTTATTAAATAAAATTGCTGGATTTTATCAAGGATATATATATTTATTCAATAACCAAAGTTGGAGCTCTATAAGTTGGCCATCAACAGAGGAAGAGGTAGTTGAAATTAAATATTTAAAATATTTTCCTATTGCTCTTAAAGATAATATAGAAACAATTTCATTAGAAAAAGAAGTAGAAGTTCAGTCCTCAGTTTTGGAAGTTCAGGACAACGCTATTCAAAGTAATCTTTTGGGATACAAAATAGAAAATTCATTTAAAGATGTCAAAGATGACATAATTTATTTTAAATCTAATAATATAAAATCTACTTCAATTTTAAATATAGAAGAGCTTGGAAATAAAACTAAAATATATTTAGAATTTGTTACAAATTTTGATTTATTAAGTAACGTTTATATTGATAGCATTAGTAATGGTTTATCTTTTATACAGAAATATTACAAAAATATAAATGACCAAAATTATGCTACTCTATTATTTTGTTATGAATATGATAATAACTTAACCAACGATAGCTCTGAAAATAAAACTCACGCAATTCAAGGTAAAAAATTAATTAATTTTAATATTAGGCTTTATTAACTAGCCATACTATATTTTGAGCTACTCAATAATCCGCCAGGTCTTTGTTGTTCGTTTATAACTTTAACTACCTCTGTTTTAATTTTTAAGGTCAATTCCTTTGCTTGTTCTATATCTCTTCTATTTTGTTCTGGATCATTCGATTTACTATTTTGATTTTGAGAAGATGTCTCGGAAGAAGCTTGAGTATTACTCAAATTGACTGTTATACTAATATTATTATTACTAGAAGAAGAGCTAGAAGACTCATTATTATTGTAATCAGGGGAATTTGCTACCATTCCACCATCAGCAAATTTTCTTATTTTACCAACATTTAAATCATCAAAGAACTTTCTTCCATAAGTATTAACTGCGTCTTTTTTCATTACATATTCACCGCCCATAAGCATAGCGGGAATATCATCTTTACCAGATGGTCCACCCTTAGCAAAACCCATAAATCCGCCGTCTTTAACATAAGTAGCATACTTATATGGATCAACATTATAATCTCCAGCAGAAGTTTGATTAGCTGGAGTTGCTCTTTTTACTGTTTGAGAACCAAAACGATTTCCTGCCATGAATGGATTTCCTCCACCAGGACTTAAATATTTTTGTAATGCTGGAGCACCATATGTAGAAAATGCTCCTGCTCCTACAGACATACCAGCTTGAACAAATGCCCCAATTATATTATTTCTTTGTTGATTGTTAAATGCATCTTGTTGTTCTTGATTAATTTGGTCTATTCTTCTTTTTTCTTCTCTATTAGCTTGTATTGTTCCAATAATAGCTTCTCTATTTCTTTCATAAGTATCTGTTCCTTCTTTCAGATAACTAGCTATCATATCTCTATTTTGTTGATTTATTTGATTTTGAGGATCATTTTCATCAAATAATGCCATTTGAGATAATAATGGATCTACCACATAACTTCCAGCCGTAGCATATTTATTATCTGCTGTATAAAATGCTGCTAGATTTGCTCTAAATGCACCACCAGAAACAGTATTTGAAGATGCTAATTTAGAAAATGCATCGCTATAAGTAACATCTGAACCTTCATATATACTAGCTAAAGATTTTCCTAATTGGTCTCTAAGATTAGCGTTTACTACTCTTCCAGCATCATTTTCAGAAGCGGGATTCTTATTAGAATTTATTAAATATTCTGCAATTAAATCTTCACTTATAGGATCACCAACACCACCCAAAGATCCTCCTCCAGCTAAACCTACAACCCCACCTTGATTTAAATTATTTAAGAATCTTGTTCCATATTTATTAACAGAAGATTTTTTAATAACATATTCTCCTTGACTCAACATCGCTGGAACATCATCTTTTGTACCAGATCCACCTAATACTTTACCTCCTGTTGAAAATTCTTGAATATATCCACCTTTAGCACGACCTAAAGGAGATTTAAAAGCGCTTGGAACTCCTCCAACTGAACTAAATAAAGAATTAAATAAAAGATTAGTGCTCATTTCTAATGCTAATTGTTGGATTCTTTTGCTTATATCAGTTGCCATTTTCCTAAATGCATCACCTACTGTTTGAGTACCATCTATAACTGATTGGAACGCATTATTAAATTCACTCTTCATTGTTCTTGCTGTATCAGAAGCGATTCCATTTAAATCTCTAAATGCATCTTGAGTACCATATGTCATTTCATCTGAAAATGAACCAAAAATATCTCCTACATTTCCTCCACCACTTCTTATCTTATCTTGTCTTGCTTTATCTTGTAATTGTTTATATTCATCTGCAAATATAGTTCCCTCTTTGAATGCAGCTACTGCTTGCAAACTGGTTGCAGCTGCAGATGCAGCATAATTTAATTTAACTATATTATCTCCAAGTTCTTTTTTAAGTTGAGATTCTTTTTCTGTATAAATATTTAATGCTTCAGTTCTAGTAGCAGCATCTCCAATTGATGAACCTAATTCTGTTAAATTTTTAGTTGTCATACTAGCTTCGGTGCTAGTTTGTTGAATTGCAATTTGTAATTCAGCTAATGTTCTATCTGTTAAAACTCCACCATTCGCAACTTCTTGTGCAGCTTTTTTATAAGCTTCTCCAAATTTTCTTTCTAATTCAATTCTTTTTCCTGAATCTGCTGTACCACCCAAAATTCCTTGCATTGCAGCTGTATTAGTGCCTCTAAGAACATTTTCTGGTAAAAACTGTTTACCTTCTTCTTTTAAGAATTCTTTAATTACATTACCAAAATCACCCTGCTTAATAAAATCTGCAGCACCTTGTCTTTTGGTAGAATCTTGTGAAAATAACTTCATAGTTTGCGAGGTTAAATTAACATAATTTAATTGTGCATCTGCTAATTTTTTAAATGTTTGATCTACTATTTCAGATGATTTTCTTAAATTACCAAAAGTTTCTTGTAGGGCTTTTCCTTTTTCTTCTAAAGATTTATTGCTATCTAATATTGCTTGTATTGAATTAGCTAATTCTAAAGCTTTATCTTTTTGTAATTTTCCAGAATCTCCTAATTGAATTATAAAATCCTTTAATCCTTTTCCAGAATCTTGAATTGCCTCTTGTAAATCCGCCTCATAAATCTGCCTATTCACATCAGTAATTTTCGCTGACCCCCCTAAATTACCTGCGGTCCCTGTGAATTCTGTCTTTACGCCATCACCGAAACCAATTGGCCCACCGCTTATTGCTTTATTAGTAGTATTAAATCCAAATAAATCATTTTTTGCAAATTCATCAATACTCATTGTGGCTTTATCTGATGCAATTGATGCTTGTTCTATAGATTTTGCCATTTGATCATTTATTCCATAATATTTTTCTGAAGCTATAGTTAACGTATCAAATGATTTCAATAAACCGCTTTGTTGAGATATTAAATCTCCAATATATTCTCCATTTGTAGTTTTTATTGATCCTAATTGTCTCAACGTATCAGTTAAATCTAAATTTTTAGCGCCATCTTTAAGTTGTTCATTTGTGGTTTGTATGAATTGATTCACAAAATTATTAGAAGCAATTTCGTCATTTGCTCTTTGTATTGCAGACTGCAACTGCTCTTCTGTTCCAGATAACCCTGCTAAAAGCTCTTTTTGAATGCCTTCACTTACAGACGATAAAATTCTATTAAACGAAGCAGACCTTTGATCTTGTAATTTAGTTAAGTCGTTTGGCGTAGCTTTTATTGCTCCAGCTTCTACTCCAGCAATCTTTTCTCTTGAGGTTAAAAACCCTTGAACATCTTCAGAAAATCTTGCCACTTTATTTCCAGAGTCTCTTGAATTTTTTGCAAACTCTTCTGATCTATCATTTAACTCTTTAAAGGCTTTAGTTAATCCAATTGTAGCTCCAATTAATGCACCAATTGCTGCTCCCCATGGACCAAATAAAGCTCCTGTGCCAGCAAATGCTGCTGTATCGCTTAAAGCTGTTGTTCCAAATTTTGCATATTTATTATTTGGCATAAATTCTTGAGCAATTTGACTTACTATTGGAACAGCTATGCTTGCGCCAATTCCAATTCCTTGAAGTCTTGAACTTGCGTCAGCTCTTCTTTCTCTTGCTGCTTCTAATCCGCCTCGCGCTAATTCGCCTCCTCTTCCTCCAGCCGCAGATTTTGCTTCTAATTTTTTTACAGCTTTAGAACCTGTTATTAAACTTCCACTAGCAGCAACTAACATATCCGTTTCAACTACTAATTTTTGATAAGAATTATTTGCTCGGTTTAATGTATTTTTTACTTTTGCAGTACTAGACTCGGTTAAATCAAACTCTTTAGAAAGTCGGGTTAATTCTATATTAGCTTTATCAAAAGTTATTTTTCCATTATAAACGCTTCTTGCAAGATCCGCAAAAGCTGCATTAGCTACCTTACTAGCTGGTATAGCAACTGGGCCAGCTTCAGTTTGAGAGGCTGAATATAAAGCAAAATTAGGAATTAAACCTTTAGCAGCGCCTGCTTTACGAGCATTATTTAATGAACCATATCTTGAAATTCCTTGAGATAATCCTCTTGGCTCGTCTTTAGTATTATAAACTCCAAGACCACTAGGATTCATATTAGAGATTAAAGAGTTGCTTTTTCCAACTTTTATGGAATTTGGATTTACTCCAGCTTTCTTTTCTCTATTTATTGCATCATTTAAAGCATTTGCGAAATTAGGAACAAATCCTCCAGAAAGATATTCAGAGTATGGAAGATTTGAATCAAAATTAGAATTATAAGCTTTTTTAATAATACTAGCAATTGCTCCAGGACTTCCAGTTAATTTTGCATCTGCTTTTTCTAATTGTTCTGCAAATTTAAATCTCTTTTTAAAATTACTTGTAGCAGGACCTGCTTCTTCGAAATCAAATGGTCTATTATCTTCATCATCAATAGATCTTATAAATTGTGTAGGAGTTTTTGTTGCGAGGGCAACTGCAGCTTCAAATATAGAGCCTTCTGCTGTAGATGGTATTAATTTTTTTCCTTTTAAAGCGGATCTAACATCATTTAATGCAGCTGGAGAAGCTGACTCATCTCTTAAAACTGTACCAAGATATTTATGAGTTAAACTTGCTATTGGATCAAGAAGTGCTTCATTCACTAAATTAGTAAATTGACTTGGTCTTTTCTCTAAATTTCCTTCAAGACTTCTAACTTGAATATTAGAAAATGTAATCTTTTTAGTTGCTAATTCTGGATTTTTTTCAACCGCGGAATTAAATACTTTTAATGCACCAACTTTAGTCGAAGCAGTTGCGCTTGGTGAACCAGCCGATACAGAAACAACTCCCAATCTACCCATAGTGTCATAAGAACCAGTATCATATTCTTTTTGTTTTACTGATTTTTTCTCCGCGCTTAATTCTTTTTCTGGTTTCCAATTGGCATCTCTTGCCGCTTTTTCACTAATTTTTCCATTTGCAATTAATCCTGGAATTTGATAATTATTATAAGGCGTGAGGTTACCATTTTGGTCCTTTATATTGTAAAATGTTTTTGCAAAATTAGGAATAAGTCCAGCGCTTGCATATGGATTAAATCCATGTTTATCAGAAAATGATTGTTTGTAATTCTTTCCAGCTTTACTTCCTTCTGGGGGCATAATTGCTGGTTGAGAAAATCCTGGCATTCTTTTTACTGTCTCTGCGGAGTTATAAATAGTTTTTCCTACCCCAGGAATATTCATTTCTTTAATATTTCCTGGTTTATATCCTCCAGCTAATGCACCATAAATTTCTTGCATTACAAAATTTGGAATAAATCCATCACTTTTTGCAGTGATTTGTCCACCTTTTAGACCTACTCCTCTACCTATTAATCCGCTAGTAATTGAACCAGATAAACCAGCAGCTTGTGCTCTTACAGCGTTTTGCTCTCTTAGGATTCCTAAAATTCTATTTTCTACGTCTAATACAGTGATTTGCTTAGAAGCTATTGCTGAAAGAAGCTGAGGCTCTTGAGCAAGAATACTTGAAATTTTCCCTTCAATTGCAGCTCTATCAGTAGCTTGCTTGCCAATGCCTAATAAAGTTTTAGCTGAACTTCCAGCAAACTTTGTTAAATCTAAAAATAATTTTCCAACAACTGCTGTTACCAATAATAATCCAGGACCAGATATAAAAGTAGAAAGACCACCCAAAATTCCACTTCCAATTTTAGCTCCAATACTTTCTGTATCTTGATTAGCTAGTCCTTCTAATAGGCTATTTACATTTTTTAATGTGCTTTCGATTGCGGGTTGAAAAGCTCCTGAACCTACTTTCGAACCTAATTGAGTGAAATTTGTTAAAGTCCTACTTGCTATAGCTGATAAAGTTTCATTTAATGCTTCATTTCTTTTAATAGCTTGATCAGTTGCACCTCTCGAAGTATTTAAAGCATTATTATAAACAGAATACTCTTTACCTAAATCACCTAAAGCAGCCTTCAAAATATTGATTTGGAAAACGCCACCAACAGTTTCTGCAATTTGTGATTTTTGAGAATCCGAAAGAGTATCAAAAGTTGATGATAATTCTTTTAAAATATCAATGGCTGGGCGAGTGCCACCATCTAAATTACGAACCTCTAAACCTAAATTTTGTAATTGATCTAATACTTCTGGTCTGGCTATTCTAGTAAAAATTGTTTTTAATGAGTTACCTATGACGGCTCCACCTCTAGATGTAGTTTGTTGAACGCTTGTTACAATAGCTAATAATTCATCAAATCCAACTCCTGCGTCTTGCGCAGAACTACCAACTCTTTGAACTGCATTAGCTAAATCTGCAGAACTAACAGCAAAAGCTGCGTCAACATTTGCTAATTTATTAATAACTGTAGTAGAGTCTAAAGCGGTTTTATTAAAACTGTTTAATGTAGCTGTTAAGGCTTCTACGCTAGAAACTGTATCTAATCCACTTAATCTAGTTAAAATTAGAGCATCTCTTGTTCTTTTTAATGTTTCTTCTACCCCAAGACCTTGACGAGCCAATTCGGTTGCAGCCGTAGCTACAGCATCAAATGATTGTCCAGTATCTTTTGCTACATTAAATAAATCTCCACCAAATTTTTCTAACCCTTTTGATGTAGTATTTAATATAACATTAATATCTGTGAGAGATTTTTGAACATCTATTGTACTTTTGATTAAATTAACAAAAGCTTTTTCTACTGCAAAAATTGAACCAGCACTAGCACCGAATGCAATAACACGAGCATTAGAAGCGTCTAATGATTTTTGAAATTCGTTAGAAGCACCAGTAATTCGGCCTAACGGCTGAGTAAAGGCCTTTTCATTAAATCCTTTGAATTTAAAATCTCGAGATAAAGCGCTTTGAATGTCTTTTTCAAGCTGTCTTGTATCTGCGCCTACAGAGATTGTAGCTGATGTTCTTGCCATTCCTTATGCCTTTCCTATGATAAATTACACGAAATATAAGATATTTAATTAAATTCCATGAAGTTTCATAAGATCTTCCATAGTTAATGTACCGCCTTTTTTCTTGGCTTCATCAGCTAAACTTATGGTATTAGATTCATTGAATCCAGCCTTTTTAAGATCTTCTTTAGTAGCCCCAATAATAGATGTAGATACAGTATCTGCTTTGCTATTAGAGCCCTTTTCTAGCAATTCCTCTACATTTTTACTACTCTCTAGCCATTCTATTAATTTTTCTGGATCTTCAAAATATTCATCTTGTGGTTTATGTTTTGAGAAACTTAATTGATTTTTAAAATATTTAGCATAACCAAAAATTTCAATTTGATAAAAAGTTAAATATACAATGCTTTTTCCATACATATAATATGGATTATCATCAGATATATTAAAAAGAGTTAAATGGCTATTCAAAAGAGATATTTTTTTTAAGTTTTTATCATTGTAAAAAGCTAATTTATTATTGTAAATTTGCACTAATTTAGTAATATCTAGATATTCAAGTTCATCAAATTCATTTTCAGAGAAGAAATTTTCTTTTAAATTAGGGTCTTTATATAAAGAGATATACATATAATATTCATTAATTTTTTTATTAGCGTAATCTTCTGCTGTAAATCCTATTAATTCTTTTTTTTCTAAATTTAAATTTAATAATTTTTTTTCTTCGTTGTTTATTTGTTCATTCATTCCTTTTAGCTCTTGCTCTCTGAACAATTTTAATTTAGTTTTTCTTAAACCAACCAAATATTCTTTTATTTTTTTAATTTCTTTATTTTTTTCTTCTGACCAAAGCTCTTCTTTTAAAATATAAGCTTCCTGATCAGCCAAAGAAGGGAGCTTGTTTTTTAAAGCTTTATTATAAAATTCTTCTTTCTTAAGATCGACCTCTCCAGAAGATAGAGAGTCCATATGCTTAATATATATTGTTTTATCGTTTAAATCTGTTTTAGAGTATCCTTTTAAAATATCTACCAAGTAAAGTCTTAATAAATTTTTATTATCAATTTGCACTCTTATTTTCTTCTAGATTAAATAATTTTTCAAATTCTTCTTGGGTTGAGGCCCGACCCATATACCAAAAGCTTATAAGAAGAACCAGTTTTTGACATAATTTTTCAAAAAATAAATCGCTCGTTTCTTCTAATCTATCGTATTCTTTTAATTTATCTTCGTATACTCCATCTCCAAATACTTGTGAAAATGTACCATTATCATTTTCTTTATAAGAAAGATTGAGAACCCAGAACATTATAGTTTTATTTCTTGCTCTATTTTCTGCAGTTTGATCAAAAAGACTGGCTTGAGCGAACTCATAATCCTGAATCTTTTCTCTCGACTCAGCAATCTCTTTAATTAATATATTATATTGAGATTCTTCTTCTTTACTTCTTTCTTTAATAGAAAGCCTTTGGAATTCGTTCTGTAATTGAAATAGTTTTAGATATAGGCTAGTATATTGCTCTTTATCTATTTCGCTAAAAATTCCGCCATCATTAGTAAATCTTTTAGCTAGCAAAGCTCTAGTTAGAAGTCCAGCCTTGATGCCTTCTGATAAACGAACACCATAAAATAATTCTGCTTCATCAAATAAACTTCTATTTGGTTTTTTAATAAAATACTTTTGAGGTAGTTCTTTTTTTACGTTTTTAGATACTTGAATTTCTTCCCCTTTTTCATTTTTTTCATTAGTCGTTTCTTTAACTTCAACTTCTTTATTTAATGAAAATTCATATAATTTTTTCATATTTTAAACTCCAATTTTTCTCTTTCTAATTTCTGAAGAAAGTTTTTGATTTTAGAGAAGTAAACCACTCCTCCAATTGTTTTTATGAATTTGTTTCTTTTTTCTTCACCCCAAGAATCATAAATTTTTAAAAAATTAGAATTAACCAAACTTGAATAATTTGGATTCTTTACGCCAAAATCTTTTGTTAAAGATCTTTGTATGGATTGAACAGACAAATTACTTTGAATAATTTTTTCAATTGGGATAGATTGATAAAGATTAAGTCTTTTTTTCATTTTAAATTAATTTCAATTGTATTAAAAAATTCTTCTATTTCTCTTATTGCATCATTAGAATTATCAAGCACTCTTTTACGTATTTTTGCATAAGTTTCTTCATTAATGTTGCATCCATAATCGGATAAATCTTCAAGAATAAAAAAGAAATTTTTATAAATATTCGTTATCTTGCGCTTTACTTGAAATAAAGTTAAGTCTTTAATTTTGTGTTCCATATGCCTTTAACCAACCTTTGCCTTAACTGTATTTACACAAAAAATAACCCCCGTGGAAACGGGGGTTATCTTTATAATTTGCTCTTAATTAGCCGAGAATTGGATGAAAACCGCTAATAAATAGCCCGCGAACTGTATCTTGGGGTCCGCCAACTTGCGCACTAAATGTAAGGGTAACTGATTTATTACTACCGATATCAGAACTAAATTCTTGACTATCAAGTTTAGCTCCTTTAAGGGTATATTTTGCTACAACATCAGTATTACCACAAATTGGACTTCTGATAGTTATTGATGGATCAAAAACGCCAGTATCGTTACAAAGTAAGGCATTTAGACTTCCTGTAATCATATCTGTTACTTGAGCTTCAACTGTTAAAGTTACAGCTAGTGGGAAATCAATTGGTCTAGCGAATGCAAATCTGCTACCGAGTTTTTGAATTGGGGTACGAGCCAAATCAAAACTCAATGTATAACTTTGGATGTTCATTACTGAAGTATCTACTCCTCCACCAGCGCCCGAAATTGAAGGGATTGATACGGTTATATCTCCTGGTCGCAAAGCGCTAATTCCACTATTTACACCAGTGGAATTGTTTTGTGCTGCCGTTGGTAAACTATAGAAGTTAGATACTGAAACTCCATCAACAGGGTTTACAGCTGGAATATAATTTCCAGTTGTTCCTTTTTGAAAGGCCATATTCAAACCTTCGACATTAACTGTTACTGTTGGGAGATTTCCAACAGAGCCTTCTGAAGAATAAGAGCTAATAAAACCATTTCCGATTGCAATAACTCCGTTGTCTCCAGTAGTACTAGTAAAATTAACTGCATCATTTCCTTCTGATACTGTACGAATAAAATAATTTCTTTCATCCGATATTCCATTCAAAAATCCAGAAATTGCAGAAACTTCAGTTGTGTCGCCAGATTTATTTAATGTAAATCCTAAATCAGATTCATTTGATAAATTTGCTAAAATATAACTAAAATCTAACGAAACGGTTGGATTAGTTAAGATTACTCGATCAATAGCGGCCAATTGACCGAATTGATTGACATCTGTGCGATCAACTGTAAAGCTATAATTAGCTGTTTGAACTCTTTGAAGTTGATTAACTAAAGAGTTTCCAGTTGGTCCAGCCCAAGCTGTGGGGGTGACTCCAGAAGTTAAGTGAAAACCTGTGGCTGGTGATGGACCAGCATATAAAGCTTCAGATTGATAAATTATTCTATTTCTAGGCATATTAGTATTTCTCCATTTATTATTATTACACCTTATTTTATAAAAATCTCATTTTTTTTATAATCTAGGATATCTATTTTGTATTAATTCAAAATCAACAAAAGCTGAATATACATTACGACTTAAACTATTAGTAGCGTTTGATATTCTAGTATCAGACTTACTAACATTTACTTCATTAATATATACATATTCATTATCTACGCTTTTATTTTGAGTTACATTAATATAATTAAAACAGTCTCCAGTAACACTATTTAATGCATCAAATGGCATATCACTTGGGTACATTAATGGCACTAATTGGCGACTTGTGTCTCTCATGATGCTTGTTACAGCATCTAAATTAAAAACTGTATCAGATAATATAATTGCTCTTACATTACTTATTGTTTGGTCGAATCCACCAAAAGCAAGAGGTTTATTTTTGCCTCCTTGATATTTCAAATATATAACAGGATAAGTCTCAGAACCAACTGGTAAACCTGTTGGGTTTTGATATGTTTTGGGGTTAATTTGATAAGCTGTTTCAAATAATAAGGCTTCTTCTGTTTTACTGGTCAAATACATATTGAAATCCTTAACAGCATAATTTCCACTTAAAGCTATACTAGGATTATTTATAGGTTGGCTAAAATATAACTGTCCTTCAGTAGCGTTAATTCCACTTAATCCACTTTGGCCTATTGTAATAAAATTATTATTTAAATATACCCCACTTATTATACTTGCTCCAGTTATGGAACAATCTACGATCATTTGTTTGAATGGAGCGCCATAAGTATAATATCCATAATACATATTAGCCAGAGGATAAAAAGAACTTTGATAATTAGTAAAAGCTTGGCCTCTTGTTATAACTGCACGATCCAACCAAAACAGCATACTAGTCATTATAATGTTGTCAAATTGCGGTATCATTATTTTAAACTCCTAATAAAATTATTATATAGCTCTGACATATATTTTACTGTTTTAAAACTTCCATTTCTAACTTTATTTTGAGATTGAATACCCCTTTTGGATCTACTTTTAGGAAATAACAAGCCATATACATAATATCCAAATCCACTAATTCCATCTTCTATTCCTTTTACCCAGCTTTTACCATTTTCAAAAGGTAATGGGGTAGCAGATTTAATTTCTTCAAAAGATGGCGTAAATATATTAAATTTTAATTCAAAAGTTTTTGAGTTAAATGTTGATCTTTTATCTAAAAATGTATTTTCTTTTATTAAATTTTTTAAATCCTCTATAGGTTTGTCCCCAGCGTCAAAACCTATAAAAGCAAAAAGATTCTCTTTTCCATCCAAAGTATAGCTTATATTCTCTCCATCTGGCCCATTGGCAATTTCTTGTGAGACTGGATGATTTTCAATTTCGTTTAAATATTTTCTTGTGTTTTCAACTAAGATTTCTTCAGCAAAATTTAACGCTTCTCTTTTTAAAGCCTGTTCGTAAGACTTAGAAAGTTCTTGATTGAGCTGCTTCGTATTAACTTTAGAAGCCATATTATTTTGTTTGCTCCAATCCATATACATAATAACTATTATTAAGATATCTTTTAACAATATCTTCTGTGATAATGTTCCATGTTTTTCCATCAAATTCTAAATTTATAGTTTTACCATTAGCTATAAAATCTCTTGCTGGCTGTTTTACTTTTAACGTAACGTCTCCTTTTGCAAATATAACTTTTAAATCTGGATCTACTACATCATTATCTTTTGCATTATTATAGTATATTCTTCCACTAAAAACGCCAGTAACAGGCACATATGTAAAGTTAGTTTGATCAGAATTTTGTCCATATCCATAAATCATTGGACTAGATAATTGATTAATAACTCTTATTGGATCTTTATTAACTATAAAAGCCCTAGAAAAATAATCAAAAAATTTATCATATTCATTAGAAAATCTAGCTGCAACATCTGAACTTATATAGCTCATAAATTAAATTATGAAATGAAATTATTTCTTCTACTTCTAGATCCTAGATCATCAAAAGCAAAATCTCTATAAAATCCTGGTATTGTGTCATCTCCAGCTACTTGCACAGGAGAGCTTTCATTGTTTCTATATTGATATACAAGATTTTTAAGCTCATCGTATTCTTGTTTTCTTATAGAGATGTAATTTTTAAGTACTTCATTTGTGTTTATTTTTTGAACACTACCAATATCATCTTTTATTGTAATAAAATCTGTTGTAGCTAAACTTCCTGTGCTTTTAATTCTTAAATCAAAATAATAGACATTATACATTTTTTTAAATATATATTTTTGAACATCATTTAAAGCTGGCAAAATCTCTAAACCCTGATCATTAATGGAGAAAGATTCATTCAAAAAATTGCTTAAACCGCCGATATTTCTTCTGAGCCATGCAGCGATAGCTGATATACTAAAATCAGAAGGTTCGCCTAATTCTTCAAATATTTCTTGAGCAATAGAAGCTATGTAATTAGTCATACACTAAATTACACTATAATATTGGTCTGCAATTCGTTAATTTAAACTAAAGTTGAGAGTATTTCTTCCTTATCAAAGGCTTGCATTATGTTATAATTACATTGATGAGGCAAACCAGCAAATTCTTTTTCCATTATTATTCCATCAATAGTATGAGTAAATATCTTAGATTGATCTTTAGCGATGATATTTTTATGTATATTATAGCCTAATTTATCTGGCGAAGTACCAATCCAACATACTGTCGAAGGAAGCATTAAGGCTGCTGATGCGTGTTGGGCGAATGAATCTATCAATAATCTTTTTTCAGTTAAGCCAAGTAAGCAAAAAAGTTCTCTAAAATGAGTATCAATTTTTTCAGTATTTTCGTAGCCAATTTGATCTCTTCGACCAATGTGAAATATATGATATTCATCTTTTAATGAATCAATTAAATCTTTAACTAAAAAGTCTGGGAGATCTCTTGACCAATTATAACCTAGACCCTCATTTCCTCCGCCATTAGTTTGAATAATTATAGATTTTTTGTTTCTATTGTATTTTCTTGCTGAATCAATTGCTTCTGCGTAATTTAAAAATAATCTAGGATTTTCTCCAGTATATTTTAATCCAAACATATTGCACCATGATTCAATTAAATGTTTATTTTCTACTACATATTCGTTGCTTTGATATACTTCGTTTCCTAAGAATATAACATCTTTATTTTTAATAAAATCTTCATAAAAGTATTGGGCGCTATTTGATCTATAAACTCTATAAACAAATGGATTATTAAGAAAGACTTCTGGATAAGGGCAAATTACTATTAATTTTCTATCTGGATAATTTTTACTTATATTTTCAGCTACAGCAGTTGCTGCTATATGCTTACCTATGCCACCTTGAAGAAAAAAAATTACTGTTTTCATGAACTTAATATATTATATTAATATATATATAAATTATCTATAAATTTTTCTTATGAAATAATTATTCAATATGTTTTCTTCATATTAAAATGTAGGCATAGATAAAGAATTTATAACTCCAAAAACTTTAAAAAGCGTACGAGTTGATGAACTTGGTGTTACTAATAATCTAAAAGTAGTAGTTCCAGCAACTGGTTGAATAAAAAATCCACTTGTTGAATGATAAAATCCACTTGCTATTTGGAATGGATTATCTGCACTTGATCCACTTGAAATTACTGTTGGATTATATACATTAATTGTCTCTCCCCCTCCTCCCCGCCTTGCGAGTACGAAATTAAGATTATAATTAGCAACTACTGGTTGAGGGGATCCAGTTCGAATTCCAATAATATTTAAGTTAACTCCCCAAACAGAGTTATCTAAATTAGTAAGAGCTCGTGATCCACTTATACCATCTAGCCACATTTCTTGTTGAGCGGTACTAGGAGTATCTATAAACCAATGATAGGTAAATGTTGAAGCCGAACTTACTGCTGGTGGATATGTTCCTAAGTAACTATTTCGCAAAGATATGCCACTATTAAAAGATGTTAGATTATTAAAAGTTTTATTTCCACTAATAATCTGAGTGCCAGTTCTTAAAACTGAATTTCCACTTAATGTATTAATCCTTGCATTAATATTATTTGAATCTGTTGTATCTAAATATCCTATTATATCTCTCATTGGAGTCCAAAATGGAAGACCAGCGTTAAAGCTGCTAACATAAAATGCTTGTATGAAATTAGTGCTAACTGGAATTGTCGTATACACTGCCCATCCAGGTCCTGGAGATGGTCTATAAAGAGTAACAGTTGATGTACTTGGAGTTGTTAAAGATAAATAAAGTTTATCTCCTGTTTGTGTATTCGTACTTGGCAAACGTAAATCAAATGATGGTAAAGGTCCATTAAAAGTAAATGAGGTATAAACATTTCTTCCTCCAGATAAAAAATTAGAAACAAATGGATCAAGGGAAAAAGATCTTGTTTCGATTATATGGTTTTCTTTTAAAAAATCTAAATTAGCCCCCGTCAAATTAAGATTTGCAACAGTAGCGTATGGAGTTAAGTTTACTCCAGTCAATACTGGGTTTCCAGAAATATAAGCTGTTCCGCCAGATATATAAACATTTCCACTTATTAAATTTATATCTGTTCCAGAAAAATTAAATTCACTAATATTACTTAAATCTAAAGCATTAAAAATACCAGTCTCAGAAACTCGAAGATTACCAGAAATTGATACTCCCGTGGCAAAAGTTTTAACCCCAGAAATAGTTTGATTGCCAGTTAAATTTACATATCTTAAATCTAATTCTCCAGTATTAGGTATTCCACTTGGTCCTATCGCTCCACTTGGTCCTATTGGGCCAATTGGACCCTGCGGAAGCACAACGCAGGCTTGAGTATCGTATGTTGGAGATGTAATAGTTGGGGATAAAGGAGGTGGTAAATTAACAAAGGCATTTACAGATGTTGACGGAGAATTAACTTGAACATTCGTTCCGTTTGAAACAATAACGTCAACATTGATTTGATCCATAAATTAAAAACTTGTAACTTCTGGACTAACAATAAATTTTCCTCTTAACAATTTTATAGAATTTCCAGTAGGAATTCCTGATGGAAATCTTTCAATATCATAAACAAATGAACCTACTGGAATACTTGTCATTGTATATGATGGAATATTTATATTTATAAATCCAGAAGCATAAAGAGATCCATTTGTTCCGCTATTAATAACTGGCGCTAAATCAACGATGAGTCCAGATATTCCTGTAAAGCCATAAGCATATCTAACAACTCCTCTTACATCGTATCCACTCAAATTAACTGGGGTATTATATTGATCTTTTACAGAAAGAGTTATTTGTAAATTGTCACCTTGAATTGTGCTTATATCATATGAAGTTGCCATATAATAAATTACACTTTAATTAATTTATTTTTTTAATTTAATAAATTATTAAGAAGGTAAATAAGATCCAAGATTATTTATTGGTCTATTTGGACTCTTTGGATAAGTAGCTTCTACTGTTGAGGGAGAGATGTCTGGAGTTCCTTGTAGAACTTGAGCAACTATTCCATTATTAATATATCTGTCTACTGTAATTGCTTCACTAGTTGGAATAAATGCTTCGTTAAATTCGCCAATAACACTCCAGTAGAGAACTTTTGATGCGCTTCCTAATGCTGTCATTTTTAAAGCTTTATATGTGCTGTCCATTGAAACTTGTAATCCCCATGCTGCTGTACCAGTTGTATTTGAACTTAAAACGCTATTATTAATTAAATGCATAGTTCCAGATCTATTTGCAGCTGATACTAGTCTAGTTTGAATCAAAGCGTTATTCAATCCTGTTTCAGAAGCAATTATATTAACTGTACCATTCCAGATTACTCCAGAAGGAATAAAAGCTTTGCCAGATACATAAGTTCCATCACTAAATACTCCGTCTAACATCAACTCTGTATTTGCTACTCCACTAGTTATACCTTTCCAGAATAAATGAGTTTTTTGTGAGCTACCTGGCCAAGAAGTTCCATTTGAACCTCCTGCGATTGATACTTGATTTTTATTATAAGAAAATGCTTGATTGCCTAGCGCCATTCCACCTTCGTTATAAACTTTATTATTAGAACCTATTGAATAACCATTATTTCCAAAATTAACATTATTAAATCCAAAAATACCATTATTACTACCACCAGAAATTTGATTATTTGATCCAACAGTAGAACTATTAAATCCACTAGTATAATTGTAGAAACCGATAGCAGTAGTAAGAGTATTTTCTGCTATATTATTATTGCCTATTAAAACAGAATCATAAAAATAAAACCCAGTACCAATACCAAATTTATTTCTTAAACCAAGTAATATACCATTTGTACCAATTGATACATTTGAATTTCCAAATAAATGATTGTCTACTGGTATGTAACTACCAGTTCCAAATCTATATATAGAGTTATTTATTCCAACTATTGTATTAGTATTTCCACTATCAATAATATTATTATTACCAAAAGCGGAATTAGATTGTCCATTATTTATATTTCCTCTTCCTAATGAGTTTAGGAAAGCTCCATTAGAACTATTATCATAACCAATAGTATTCGAGGTATGAGTTTTTGTGGCATTTTTTGATCCAAGTATGTTAGAATTTAATCCAAATCTTTCAGTATTAAAAAATCCAACCATCGCAGTATTTCTTTTCCATGTCGGGAAGTATCCACTATCGTTTATTCCAGAGAACGTTAGAATATATCCTCCATCTCCAGTTAAATAAAATCCACTTTCTGGTAATAAATTATTTACATTTCCTAATAATAGCGTTGGTCCAGCATTTTCTAATGCTGTATTGTTATGACCCAATACGCTCATGCCTGCTCCAGTCACAAAATTAGTATGACCTATAAGAGTATTGTAACCTTGATAAAGTGGCCATGTTGCACTATAGAATGGCCATGGGCCTTTATTTAATGTCTTAACGTTTGGAAGTGTTAATCCAGATACTCCAGGACCATAAATTCCAGTATTGATATCTTCTGCTGCTGTGAATACAGATCTATTGTTAACTCCAATTAAGATGTTTTGATGTCCACCATTATTATTTGCTCCAATTAAAACTGATGGGTTATATGCTCTATATAATTTTCTAGTGTTATTTTCTCCACTAATGAAACCAGAAATATCAACTGCATGAAATTTTGTTTGATTATTTGTTCCAAGATTTACCATTTTAACTCTATGGTAATATGGCCATGGGAACTGCAAGCTTCCAGGAGCTACAGCAAATCCAGTATAATCATTATATTCTCCAGAAATTGCACCAAAGTAACCACTATTATATTCTTTAACTTCTTGAGTGAAATCCACCATAAGTGGTGCTGGATCATTATTTAAATTTATAAATGGATAATGGAAAGTTCCATATCTAAAACCTAGACCTAATGTTCGTGGCATGTAATAATTATTTATTAAAGTTGTTCCATCATTTATAACGCCAATTCCTTCTAATTTAACAAATACGTCTCCAGAAACTTGATTAGCATAATTATTTATATTACTCTTTGAACCAATGATGAATGAATTTGATACGCCATTTATCGTGTTGTTTGCGCCATTTAAGATCGCAGAGCATGATGAACCACATATTGTATTATTACATCCTCCAATTATAGCACTTGATGTAGATTGATCTAAAATTTTATTAAAATAACCATTTCCTATAAAATTTCCTCTAGGAATTTCATTCTGTATAGAGTTAAATTGAGTAGGATCATTAAATAAATCATAAGTTGTTACATCTATGCAGTTTCTAAATCCTCCACCCATGAAATTATTATGACCAATAACTCTATTACAATTTCCATTTATAAGTGTGGAATTTGAGCCAAGAAGATAATGACAAGAGCCATTTGCTATTAGCGAAAAATTTTCGTTCGTTTCACTAACTTGATTAGCATCCGCGCCTATTTTATTATTGATACCACCCAAAACAGTATTTAAAGCGCCATAAACTTTATTAAGACCTCCAGCTAATATTGTACCATTCCAATGACTAGATTGACTACAAACAATATTATTATTTCCATTAATAAAATTATTATTTCCTCCCTCCGAAAGATTACTGTACCCAAACATAACTGTATTAGGACTATTACAAATAGCGCTAGAGTTACCGAATATTCGACTATTATTAGAATTGCAAATAAAGCCATTATAACCAAAAACATTGCTATAACCAGCACCATTAATAATACTTGCCCACCCCATAACGGAAGAATAATAACTATTAATAATACAATTTTCTCCCCCACCTAAAATTGAACTACAACTGCTAGCATTAATACAATGTGTTACGCCACCTAGAATTGAATTACCATTAGAATTTCCAACTATACCAGGATTAGAGTCTGAAACCCCAACTACGAAATTGTTCTTTTCGTCCCATAAAATACATTTTGTATTACCACCAACAACAGTACCTTCATAAAGCTCATCTGATCCTTTTTTGATACGAAATACATCTGCTCCTACAGAAAATTCTGCAAATACACCAGTATTACCTTCATCAAATAAATCATTAACACTTTCTCTTTTTAATCCATGTGGGTAAGAGTAAAAATAATCACCGACAGTAAAACCTAGAGCTTGATCATATGTGGCCTCAAGAAAGCCATTTCCAGTATTTAATTGAAAATAATAATCACCTGTTAATAACCCTGTATAATTAGACATTAAATAATCTCCATATGTATTCTATTCATTTACACTAATTTCGACAAGAATAATGCTGTATTTATTACCATTTGCTAAGAGCAGTTCTAACCCAATCGTTGGTTTTTCTGCAATAATAAAAATAATTATTATCAAAAGCAAATTGCCCGCTAGTTCCAGCGCTATTTTCAGCAGATGGAATATATGAGCTTTGGAGTATTGTTTTATTTTTGATAAAAATACCGCTAGCAAAATCTAATGTTAAAGTATGAGGTCCAGAAGAATCATGATTTCGCACTTGACTATCGGCAATAATTGTTGCTCCAATATGTCCAGAGCATATTTTTGAATTACTACCAGCTAGAATAGAACTTTTTGTATCATAAATGCTATTATTCTCTCCATTAAGAATTGTTGAAGCGTAAATTGCTTCTACTCCTATATTACCTGGAGACTGATAAAAACTTCCAGAGATTATATTATTATAACCATTTGCAATAGTTGAAAAACCTGCATTTTTAATACAAGAGTTATATGAACTTAAAATTGTACTCCATTCGCTTTGTTCTATGGTAGAATTAGATCCATGCAATATACTTGAATAATCAGATTTTTTAATACAAGCTGAATCACCATTTACTATAGTAGAAAGATAAGATCCAGATACACTATTATAACTTCCAACAAGTATTGTAGAAGAACTTGAATTTTCTCTAATACAATTACCTCCACCACCTAAAATTAAAGAGTCATTAGAGCCTGTTTTTATACAATTTGAATCACCTACTAAAATTGTAGAAGCAGAAGAGCAGACTATATTATTGACTCCACCAAAAATATTGCTACAATTGCTTGTAGCAATTTTATTATTACATCCCCCATGAATACCATTGATATAACCAGAGACAATACAATTATTATAACCGCCAGCTATTAATGATGTATCCCCTAATATATAATTACTAACCCCGCCGCCTATGACATTTGTTCTCCCAAAACGAATACTCGCTGTATCTCCAATAAACCAACCTTTAACACAATTTATTTTTCCTCCACCAATTACAGAGTCTGAAGATCGATCTATACAATTTGAAGATCCACCAATGATAGTATTATTTTTTAAATCACTTGAAGATACCCCTACTGGAAAACTTCCTGGAGAGTTGCATATAATATTTGAATATCCTCCTAAAATAGAAGATGTACATCCAGATAAATTATTGTTAACTCCTAAAGTCAATGACCCAGAATCATTAAATGATAAACTTAATAAGTTAGATTGAACTGGATCTAATCTTCCATTAACTCCACTCGAAAGAAGAAAAATATTATATGCAGTAGCCATAAATTAAAAATTCTCCAAAGAGATTCTTGACCAAAGACCAGTAGAAGTTCCATTTCCACTTAGGCAAATATACAAATGAGTTTGGTTCCAAGATAATTGCCCAGAATATCCTATAGAGCCTTGAGAAGCTGGAATAGAACCAGCGCCAATTCTGACTCCTGCGTTAAGATTTACTTCTGAAACATTTCCAGTAATTCTAGGGTATCTAAGATCTAGCTGACCACTGTTGGTTAGCTGTTCTGTGAATATTTGAAGACCATTAAAAGTGCGCATCTTGTTTAGAATTACACTTTATATATAATTATTTTATATATTACTTGCCTTCGGCTAAAACATCCCTAGCACTTTTACTCAACTTAATGTTGTTATTGTTTTGCTTTGGAACATTGTAATTAGAAACGTGCTTCTTAAATTCTCTTACTAGTCTTTTAATTAGCGTCTCTCTATCATCAACTGGAATTAATCCAAATTTACTAGCATGAGTTTGAAGATCGCTCTTATTCATTTCTTTTAATGTAATAAGATACTCAGATTCGTCTAGAGTCTTATACTTGCGGATTCCATCATCACCCCAGATTTGATCTAAACTCCTGTATTCTTTTCCTTCTAATTTACCATGAGTTTGAGACAATTCACCTATATTTTTTACTTTTTTATTCATATTTTTCTCCTTTAACCTTAAGAGTGGTTACACAAAAACCTAAAATAGGAGAATATATAAAATAAAAAACCCCTAGGATTTCTCCTAGGGGCTTTTTAATAATTGTTAACTATTAACTATTAGGTGATTCTCAAGCCAACAATTGTACGAGCATCGATACAAACGCGTCCTTCTTCGAGGAATCCGTAGAATCCTGTTTTCTCGGAGCGAGTTACGAATTGATCGTCTGGAAGAACATTGAATGTTCCACCGCTTTCGGCTTGACGAGCTACTGGACGGATAAAGGCTTCGCGACTTAGATCCAATCCAATTGCTAATTCTCCAGCGCCTAGAACTGTTTGACCAGCAGGGGTAGCTAGAGCATTATATAGTTGTGAGTATTTAGCATTTACGCCAAGCTCAACTAGTTCATGAAGGGTTACTCCATAAATTTCTTGAACTCCAGCATTACGATAAATTTCTTCACGAGCAGCATCAGGAAGATTTGTTCCTGGTGAACTTGTGGTGAATGGTTGATAAGCAAATGCACGAACATCAGCTTTGATCTCAGGACTTACGAATAGATCGGTTAGTCCATATGTATCAACTGTTGTACCACCAGCATATGAAGTATTGATTCTCTTTACGAGAGTCATTAGATTATTCAAATCTGCTAGTTGGAATGTATTGGCTGATGTACTTTGGATAACGTGTCCGTTAGCAACGTCAACTGTGAAGTTTCCGCTGTTTGTGAACTGTGATCTTGCTTCAGCAAGAGCTTTTAGAACAACTGCCCAAGCATTACGTTCTTGTTTTACGAGAACTTCATTGGTCATGCGTTCTACTGCTTTTCCTACAACATCAATACGACCACGACGAGCGTAGCGCTTTAAGAAGCTAACTGCACTGTCAAGGCGGTATGTTGAAACTTTAAGCTCACTGAATCCTTCAACTGTTGAAGAAGGAAGACCACCTGCTACATTTTGACTCCAAACTGTAGTATAGTCTTGGCCTTGATCGAAGTATAGATCAAGAGGTAGACTTGGGGAATCATCTTCATCATAAGGTGCATCAGTATAGATAGCACTGGCTGTGCCTGCTTGCATTAGAACCTTACTAACAACTGGTCCAATGAAAGCTGCAAAAGCTTCGGTGGCTTCTCTAGCAACGCCAACATCTCTGCTGGCCATAGCTTTGATAAGCTCAACTTGCTCTGGTGTATTTTTTAATTTGATTTTCATTTTTTTTAAATTTCTCCTTTAAAAATTAGAGTTGAATCTTAAGAGGAGCAACACCATTTACGGCTGTTCCTAGGAAGGTACCAACTTTGATTGCGCCTGCTGGTAGTGTAGTAGCAGCGGTTAAGCTTCCATTAGCACCTGCAGCAAGGAAAGCAACTTGACCTGCAGTGGCGGCTACGCCACTGTATAATACTACTCCACGAGTTAGTACTGGTACGGTTTGCCCACTTACAACAACGCCCATTTCTGCGGCTTTGCGAGGGTTGAAAACTAATCTTTCGCCGTTTTCATCTAATTCGCGTACATCCATCAAGGTAATACCTAGTGGTTGATCGCCAGAACTAGCAACGGTTACTTTAGCAACTGTGCCAAAACGATCAGAAACTGTGTTATTATAAGCAGCACCAACTGAACCGAGAGATTCGATTGGATTACCGCCTAGCAAACCAGTACTGAATGGTTGAAAGCCAGGTGCAACTACTGTGACTACAGCGCCTTTTGTCTTAACTACTGCAGCGGATTCATTTGCTCCACTATATGTGAAGTAGTTAACAACTTCGTGCTCACTGTAATCTCTAAATGGTCTTAAATTATGGGCCATATTTTTTTCTCCTTATTTATTTTACTATAAAACCGTCTTCAAAACTAAATGCTCTACTGTACTTTTCTTTTACAGTAGCTTCATTAGCTGTCGAAGAGTTGGGTAATGAACTTTTTTCTAGTTTGGAATTGTCAATTACCTCATCTACAACTTCGGTTGTAGATTTCTCCAAATCGGTTGAAGCTTTAATTTCTTCTACTGAAGCCATGTTATTTTTCATTTCTTCTTTGGCTTTTTTAGTAGCTTTATTTTTTTCTTTCATTAGAACTGCCATTTTCTTTTTATAGGCAGCGAAAGCTTCATCTTCTAAATCTTTAATATCTGTGGCTAAAACTTGACGATCTTCATCATTTAATTCGAATTCTTCGTCAAAGGAAGCCATGCGAACATTGAAATTCTCTTCTTTTACTTTAGCAAGTTTCTCTTGCTCGAGTTTTTCTAGGCTAGCTTTAATATTGGCTATTTCAGTTTTTAATTTTTCGCTCTCTTCTGCGAGTGAAGCATTTTTTGCCTCAACTTCTTTTAGAAGAGTTTCTTTTTCTGTTTTTTCAGAAACAAAAGTTTCGCTAGCTTTTTTAAGTTCTTCATTAATGAAGTCAGTTATGGACGAGGCCTTAACTTCTTTAAGAAGATCATCGGTAATTTGATTAATATTTTCTATTTTCATAATAATTCTTTCTATTATCCTAATATCCTTTACATTATTTTCCTCTGAATGTGAAATATTATTTTGGTCTGCTGACTCTTCAGATATTTGAACATCTGATTGATTTTGTTCGACTTTTTGTATTTCATCATTATTTTCTTGCTTAACGGCTACTCCTTCAACGTCTGCTGCTGGATTAATAGTTAAGCCTATGCCAAGAGGTACAACTTCTCCAGTTACCTCTCTATAAATATAAGTATTTTCATTGATTCTTCCAGAACCGCCAAGAGCTTTCAAATTAGATGATAGTTTAGCTTTTTCTTGTTCAGAAGAGACAATTTTACCATTTTCTAAATTTTTATCTTTATCTTTTAAAAGTACTAGATTATAATCATTAAATCCAAGTTCCCAAGAAGCTGAGATACCCATATAATTTTCACTAGTTGGATCGTTACTCTCTTCTATTAAGTTAGCTAGATTTTGATTAACTACTTTCCAGATAACTCCACCTAAAGTAATATTAAATGGCTCTTTCATATCTTTAATATCTAAATCTGCAAGAGATTCATTAGATCCAAATTTACTAAAACTAGCATTTAATATACAGCCAACTACTCTTGTTCTATCGTGTTCAATATTAATTGGTTTATTAACAAAATATTTAGCGACTTCATAAGCGGTTTGGGCATTAATTACATCGCCATTTTTATTAACTCTATTCACTACACAAGCATCAAAAGCGACAGGAAGAAGATCTATATTCTTCTCTGAATCAATTTGTGGTAAAAATTTTCTTAAAGCGCTTAGAGATGCTACTGATAAATACTTGTCTTTATCTTCACTAACTATTGGCTTTAATTGAAGATTTGCAAAGATTGTATTAAATTTAAATTTATTTTCCATAATTTTATATATTACTAAAATCAAAAAGAATTACGCCGTCTTCTTCATCGTCTAGATATAATTCATCTTCTGAAATAAAATCAAAACCATTGAGATCATGTTTTTTAATATCTTCTTCTGCTTCGTTAATGTCTTCTTCGTTAGGTTCAAAACCAGCTTCAATTATGTAATCATTTGTTGAAGCGCGAGCAATATCGCTATCAGCTTTGCGGTAAGAATCTTTTACTGATTTTCCACTTACCATTCTTAAAAATGTATTTACTCTTGCCATCGCCCAAGCAGTTCTAGATAAACCAGGCCTATGAGATGAGGAGAAAGCTCCAGCGCCTCTTCTAAAAACTTTTTTTAATTGCCCTAATGTTACTTTTTTCTTGTTTTTGCTATTATGCTCTTTAACTTTATTTTTAAGAGCCTCTACCACTTTTTTAGAAAATTCAATTGCCTTATCACTTTTAGTTCCTGCGCTTCCAGGTTTATTGCGAGATGAACCCTTTTTTCTTTCTGATGGTTTTGCTGGAGTTTGGGCGGCAGATTTTGGTCCTTTTCTTTTAGCGTTTAATTCAAATCCATATTGTTCAGAATTATAATTCATTCTATATATTATACACTATAAAAGCCTTATATATGATCAAAATTACTTTTTATAGAGCTCTTTGCTAATATCGTCTGCTGACCCCATGGTTGGTGTTTCTGGGTATTTAGTTGGTAATTCTCTAGTATCTAAATTTGGTTCAGAACAAGATATCAATAAAAATAGCGGTAATATCAATAATAGCTTCTTCATAAAAGATATTACACGTTTAAAGATTGCTCGATTAGTTTAGCTTCTGCATCTCTTCGCCTATTCATGCCCTTTTCAATACTTCCCCCAGCCCATATTCTTTTCATATTTCTTATTTGGTTAGCTATAAATGTTAACGCTTTTTGATCAAAAGTATTTGTTATTCTCATGCCATCTCTTATTAATTTCATTTCGCGGCGACGATCACCTTCAAGAGCATTTCCACGATTAAATACAAGGCTCACTAATCCTCCTTTTGCATCTTCTGGCATTTTATCAAAATTAGGAAAAGTATCTTTTGTTAAGTTCCAAAATTTAGTTACAGTTTTATTATTGAAAACTTGCAGTGA